AATTAATGATGGATGGCACCACGTTGCTGTTGTCCGTTCCGGCACCGACTTTGATATTTATATTGATGGAGCCTCGGACGCCACCACAACCTCATCACTCACTGGGCAACCGACAGCAGACTACAATGTTCGCTTGGGCGGTGGCTACCTCCATACCGCTTACTTAAATGGCTACCTCGACGAAATCCGAATCAGCAATGTCGCAAGATACACTACTGCCTTCACCCCTGTAGAAGAACCTTTCGTTGCTGACTCCAACACCAAGCTCTTGATTGAGCCGACCTATACTGCTGCTGGAGTTTCAACCATTAGCGCGGGAGGCGGTGGCGGTGGAGGAACTTACGATGTTGACGATGGAGACGGAACCTCACCAACTGATGGCTCTGGCGGAGGGGGTGCAACTTACGACCCTGCGGGTGACATCTATGGCGGGGCAGGAGGAACGGGAGGAACTTATGGAAATGATGGCGGTGCTGGAGCCGATGATGATTCGGGTGCAGAATATTTCTACCCCTGCGGTGGTGGAGGAGGTGCTGGTGGTGCAGGAGATGATGCGTCCTATGACTCCTCTTCTGATAGCAACGCTGGTGGTAACGGCGGTGGAGGTGCAAAACCTTCATGGCTAACACCCCTTCGCGGCGGCGGCGGTGGAGGTGCGATTGACGATGCCAGTGGGGGTGTCGGAACAAATTCGGCTGGTACAGGAACCGATGGTGGAGGTGATGCGTACAGTGATGGTTCGGCTGGAGATGACGGGACAGCCAACTATAGTGGTGGCGGAGGGGGTGGCTCCTTCCCGGCAAACGGCGGTGATGGAGGTTCTGGCATAGTCGTATTCCGCTACAAATACAAATAAGATTTATTATGGCACATTTCGCAAAACTAGACAGTCAGAACAAGGTGCTGGCAGTTCATGTATTGGACAACCAGAACACCCTCGACGGGGAAGGTAACGAATCTGAAGAGGTTGGAATACAGTTTTTAACCAACCTTCACGGCCACGCGATGTGGCGGCAGACCAGTTACAACACGCACCGAGGTCAACATCCCAACGATAAACCTCTCCGCAAGAACTACTGCGGCATCGGCTACACTTATGATGATGAAAGGGATGCGTTCATCCCGCCGCAATCCTATCCGTCTTGGGGGCTTGACGAGGATACTTGCATTTGGAAAGCCCCCGTTGATAGACCGACCGATGGAAAGAAATACTATTGGGATGAGGAAAACACTCAATGGGTTGAGGATAAAGAGACTTTAGATGAATCGGGTGGAGACAATGAATGATTTAGAATGGGTAAAGGTATTCGGAGTGAACGGCACAGTGTTTGCCACAGTGTCCCTGTCGGACATTGAACTCGTTCTGAAGATTGTCCTGCTAATCGTCACGATATGTTGGACAACAGTTAAAATAGTTAAACTAATAAAAGAAGAATGAAAGAAAAACTAACGTCAAGGAAGCTATGGGTAGCAATAGGTGGTCTACTGACTGTCGCAGCTACAGATTGGCTAAACCTTTCCCCTGAACTAACCAGCCAACTGGTTGGTGCGATTATGATTATCGTTCCGGCTTACATTGGAGGGCAGGGGATTGTAGATGCAATGAAAGAATATGCGTCAGCCGCAAAGAAAAAATGATACTTGCCGCGCTCAAAGGCTTGGCCGCGCTCCCACGACTTGTGGATGCGGTCGAGTCTTTGGGGGTGATTGCACGGGCACAGATGGCACAACAAAGAAAAGATGAGAAGGATAAAACTGTTGATGATCTTATTGCTGCTGCTCGGCACAAGCGGGTGCTTGAACGTGAAGCTGAACGGGTTTCAGGAGATAGTGGAGAGGAATCAGACGGGGTTTGAAAATGCGGTTGAGAGTGATGAAGGAGCGGAATTTGTGAGACAACTTGGAAAGTATATTAACCAACTAGAACAAAGAATAGAGGCAGACTGATATGGGTGATTTAACAGGATCAACAGTAGCAAGTACCTACAACCAACTTTTAAACCTGGAGACAGGTTCCGTTTCGTCCTCCTTGCAAAAGGTGGAGGACGGATTGGGGGGCGATACCGCCCTTTTGCTTTCCTCCGGAGCAGTCAAAGCCGCTGGTACTCTGGAAGTAACGGGCCTTTCCACGTTAACCGGCGCAGTCACGGCCACGGGAGGGGTGACAGGCGCACTAACGGGCAACGTGACAGGCAACGTGACCGGCAACGTGACAGGCAACGTGACAGGCAACGTGACAGGGGATGTAACTGGCGATGTCACAGGTGATGTCACTGGTGACGTAACGGGTGATGTCACGGGTGATCTTACCGGAAACGTAACTGCCACCAGCGTGTTGGCTGACGGGGTAACAGCAACCACACAGACTGCCAGTGATAGCTCGACCAAGGTTGCCACAACTGAATATGCAGACCTGTACGCGACCCCAACCGGAGCCATATTGATGTGGTACACAGCCTCCCCTCCAACCGGATGGTTAATCTGCGATGGGACAACTTTTGATGCGGGTACATACCCATCCCTGAACACGGTTTTGGGTGGGAACACGCTGCCAAATCTTAAAGGCCAAGTTCCGGTTGGCCGCGATTCCAGTGATACAGATTTTGATACTATTGGTGAAACTGGCGGTGCAAAGACGCACACGCTGGCCGAAAGTGAAATGCCTTCGCACAGCCACACATTCACCATCGGGAATGAATCGGGTAGCGGTTATGCGGCTGATGGAGCAAGTGATTCACCTACCGTTACAACCAGCTCAACCGGAGGGGGTGGCTCACACAACAACCTTCAACCTTACATTGTAGTCAACTACATCATAAAGACATGACCTTAACTGAATTAGCCGATTTTGTGACCACGAAGCTATCCGATACGGATACCTCGTCTGTCTCTGTCTGTAAGGATTTCATCAACCGCCGTTACCAAATGATTTGGGATAGCGGGTTATGGACTGAAACGATGGGCGTGGCTACAAAGGCAGTTGCAGCAGAGGACACGGAGATTGTTATTGATTCCACTCCTTCCATTACCTTTTACCAATCTTCATCTGCCCCATCCACGAAGGTGGATTTCCCCGTGGCAATCAAGTTTACCGAGACAGGCAAGGATGACGGTCTGGAGATGCTCAACGAAAGCTGGATGACTTTCTTCCAGATCAACCCTAATGCGTGGGAGAATGTGTCGAGTAGAAGGGCTAACCCTCGGAACTTTATCAATCTTCCCAAGGACAGCAGCGGTAACTGCCGGATTAAACCCGTGCCCGTGCCGAAAGCTGCCGGAACTGTTTTTGTGCTTGGAAAACTGAACTGGGTGGCATTGGAGGCCAGTGACACTCCGGCTTTAGGAGGCATTACCAACGCCCTACTCTCCTACGCGGAAGGTGATATGTTGGAAAGGGCGCGGCAATACGGCAAAGCTCAAGTGAAATTTTCAGAAGCCGCCTCTCATGTCCAGATAATGAATGACATGGAGAAGAGTCAGGAACAGAACATGAGCCGGATCATCCCTTACACCTATGATGGATATGAGTTTTTTAGTGTTGTGAACTAATGCCACAGATTGAAAACAATTTAACTGACGACCCCATCTCCTTGGCGGGTGATACCACCTTTTCAAAGGGGCAAGCCAGTAATGTCCGGAAGAATACCATTATACCTGGGGCTTACGATATTGGTAAAAACACGGACTTTGACACTTTTGGCAACATCATCACGCGCCGAGGCGTGGCGCAGTTGCAGGATGATGTGTTGGTGGGGGTTTGGGATCAGTTATCCGATGACTCCGATGACTTCTGGAACAACATCACCACCAAATGGAGTAACGTCCTGACCGGCTCCATTATTTCCACTGCCTATTTTGACACTCCCACCCTTGAAAAGATTGTTCTGGCGGAGAAAGACACAGCAGCCCCAGCCTACAAGATCAAGATTGTCGGGGAAACCGGCTCAATCGGTGACACCGGAGGCACGTTTGATTCAACTGCAAGTGATGTTTACTTCGCTCAACTCGTTGACCGGATGTATTTCTGCGATGGAGTGGGTAATTTACAAT